GAAGCATCAGGGCTTCCCCTCTGTATTACGAGTGTCGTCATACCCTCTTCAGCGTGATGAAGGCCATCGTCAAACGTTCCACGTGAAACATGAAAGACATCACCAAGTTCCGAATGCCATGTCTTCTGAATCTCGCCTGCCTTACTGCACATCTCGATGTACTTTTTAGAAGTGTCCATCATTCCCTCTCTCTAAGGAATTGGAACGGTAGGTGTCGGAGCAATTTGATCACGTCCGAACTTACCCTCCCAGGTTTTCTTGTAATTCTGCGCAAACCACGCGGCATCTTCCGATTTGTCGAACGGAATGTATTGGCCAGTGGAAAGCGCATGCTTCTTTGCTGCATCTCTCTCCAGGCGCACAAGGCCGCCGGTCTCTGGTGAACGCACGATTTCCGGATACACGATGGCATTTCGCCCATTCCCGTCGTCGGCATAGGACATCATATGCGTCCCATACCGACCTTCGGGGAGGGCGAGAGCAGGCACGGTAGTCGGATCGATTATTCGTTCAACGAAATCTTTGCCGCGGTGAGCGTCCAGAATCGATTGAATGCGAGCAACGGTATCATCCATCAGTTAGAACCCACCGCCTTTAAGATCCAGGGGAGGCCGGGCGGGACCGGGAGGCATTGGTAATGCTTCTTCCGGGGGAGCGCCAATTGCTGATAATTTGTCCATCGCCTGTTGTAACAATGCGGTAACTTCAGTCACGACCGTTGCGGTATCGGCAGGGCCACTATTTGCTGCTGGGTTCATCTTCGCCATCGTAATAATTCCTCATTCAAGATTAAAGTTATGCGATTCTTAGGCCGCCCACCCTGACAATACTCGACGATTACCAGGCTTCGATTTGCTTTTCGGCTTATAGCCAACTGCAAAAGTTCTGAAGGCATCGCTGTTACTCACTAACACTCCGTTTGCCTGATAACAAGCGTGGTTTTCGATTGTTAGGTCGTACACTAATTCCTTTACGCCGTCGCAACGCTTTTGACTTACAATTTGTATGGCAGTATTTGACCCGCGTAGGATAAGGCGACATGAAAGGTTGAGAACACTCTTGGCAAATGCACGGATACCACTTTCTATGTTCCCAGACTTCGACCCCATGTTGTTTATGCCATTCGAGTCCCTCCGGAGACCCATGCCATTCAGCTGCCCTTGCTCGACATTCATCGTTTGGTGGTAGCAACTGTCCACTGCGAATTCTTTCTCGGGCATGATCTCCCTGATGTTTGGAGACGGACAAAAGTTCATAGTTGGAAATTTCATCATGAAGGGTATTTTCGTCCTTGTGATGAACCTCAAACCCTTCCGGAATCGGTCCATTATGAAATTCCCAAATAGCACGGGCAAGATTTGTTGGGCCAGGTTGACTCCAGCAGTTTTTGCGGTAACGGTTTCCCGATATCCTAAATTTGTAACCATTGAAAGATACGATATTACTTTGCATGATAGTTCACCTCCAGAGAACATATGGCGAACATACCTCAAAGCATCAGCAATTACAAAACCATTTTTTGTAAGAATTTTATGTTCCGGTGTGCAACGTAACACTTTTCCGGTTGACAAACTGAACTCAATCATCTGGTTGGAAATCTTCGTCGGACCGCAATCGAGTACACGGGCATACCCCATAGGTGTCCATACATAATGTTTTGTCGTCACGTCTTTGATGGGAATTTCACCTTGATCAGTAAGTATCAAAGTGTCTGCAGCAAGACATCCATGCGATGTCCAATCGTGATAAGGGGTGTTCTTCAGAATCTTCTTCTCTTCATCGTATTCACTTTTGTACCCCTCAAGTGCAGCAATACCTTCGATACATCGTTCTTCGTCGAAGATACACATAGGGAGCATATTTCTGCAGGCTTCGATTCCAGCCATGACAGCTTCGGAATCCCTGGCGCGAGACACGAGTTTAACCGGCTTGATGCCAAGGTCTTCGGCGACTTCCATCTTGGATTTAGCCTTATCAGTGCCAGTCATCATCCTTTGTTTAGCATCATGAGGCATATAATGATCACCATAGACATACTCCTTACGATGCTCGCTACCCTTTTCCTGGCCCTTAAGAATCTTGGCAAAATGAGCCATGCCCATTCCGCTCTTTTCGTAATAATCAATAATGCGAACTTCATGACCGACGAACTGCATGAACCAAATCGTCGTGCTGTCATCCACACCGAGATCCCAGAACGTATAAACTTCGAGGCCGGTAGCATGCGGGACCTTCGTGATTCGACCCTCCCGGCGAGCTGCAGTCATCTGGTTGGCGAAATAGGCACCGAGGACAGCACCCTGGAACGAGCAGTTATGGACAACACGCCCTTCGGCAACATAGCTCTCATCGTATTGTACTGCGAAATTATAGACCAACCCACGAAAAGGGATCAGAGAAACAGCAGACACAAGGGATGCAACCCCATGCTTGA